AGGGCCCGAGCCGGCGTGTCTGAGCTCCCTGGAGAATGCCCTGGGTCAGCCACGAGCCGCCGTCAGAATACCAGAGGTGCGGCGGTTGCAGACGGTCTCGGTTAGAGCGGGACTGCACTATCTCGCCGGAGGTGCCTACCCCGTTACGGGAGTACCCACCGACGTTGAAGCCAAGCTCGTCTCCTCGGTCCAGGTTACCAACCTGGCCGACAGGCCCGACAATATCATTCCATGTCCGGTAATCTTGGACGTAGCAAGGGTTATCCCACTGATTCGTCCAGAAAGACCCGAACAGAGGAAGGCTCAGGACGGTGAGGGGCGTGGCGGGAGGGGCGTATGTGTATCCCCCCGCAGCAAGGGCTATACCAATCGTATACGCTGGTGCCGGGTTGGTGTACCGAAGTGCTTGCCCATCCTCAAAGAACTTTTCTTTCTGGCCGACGAGCCACCCGTAGAACTGATTACGCCAGTGGTACACAGGGTCAGCGTTTATCTTATTGGAAAAGCCATCCACGCGCTGCGTTAGCGAAAGCGAGGTGGAAGACTCTCCGAACTCTATGTTATCCACAAGCATATCCATGCGCTTGATGGTGTGGTTAGCACGTGGCTTATTATTCACCGGAGTGAGATTCTGAATCTCGTCGTCTACCTGCTGCAGAACGAGGGTAACGTAGTCTCCTCGGTGCGGGTATGCACCGGTGAACGGCGAAGGGTATCCTTGCGATGAACCGCCGGAGAGGTCGATGTCTAAGCTAACTCGTAGATAGGTCTGTGTGGATGGGGATATATCAGAGGGGACAGGGTGAAAAGCGTGTTCCAGCTTCACGTTGCTGATAGGGTACTCTTTACCCTGCCACTGTAGGTACTCGTCTGTGCGACGGGCGATAAAAGTCACGTGGTTACCACACTTCCGATATTGTGAATGATGATTTTATGAGCTTGTTCTGTACGAATACTTCGTGGGAATACCCAAAGTCTTTGATAACAGCCCACGCCCCTAGCCGAGGGGATATGGGCGGCACGTGAGTACCTATCCACATCTGCATAGGGGATAACTCTTTGAGGCTGTGGTAGCCGTCCACCACGGCCTGTACGTTCTGAGGGATAGTGACAGGCGTAGAGATGTACTCAACCATTGTTTCCGAATTTACCTTCATGGTAACCAAAGGGGTATCCAGAAAACTACCTGCGTTTTTACCCCACAAACGTACCGTACCAGAGCCGCGTGCAAAGACACGGAACCGCACCGTCGTGCCGGGGATAACCCAAGTCTCGTTACCGAAGATGGAAGCGTCTATATTGGAGTCTACCCAGTACGTGGGTAAGTAGTACCCGTTATCAGAGGTGTAGGAGCTTTCGATAAGAGTCCCGAAGCTCTTGTTCGGCGAGTTGCCGACGGTACCAACCCACAGGGTCGGCCCTTCTGTCGCAGGGGCCATGATGTTGTTACGACGTGCCAAGGGGGTCATGAGGAACCGAGGGGTGCGCTGGGACTCTACGTAAGTAGCAAGCATAGACGTGTAATCCCACGGCATGTTCATACTTACGCTCCATGAACGCGGGGCTTTACCTCGGAACGCGACAGAGCGCCGTCCGCGTGCCGAAGTAAAGAACGCAACATTGGATTGGTCTTCCTGCTGCGTTATGGACTCACCGAAGGCGATAGGGAAAGCCTTTCCACCTTCAATCATGAACGTGGCATCATAGGCCAAGCCGTCCTGGTTGAAACGCTCTACCGGCGTAGCTTGGAAATCCTTCGATGCCACGTTCATAATCCTTTCGTTGCTTACCGCCTCAGAGACCGGCGGCCACTATCGTTGAAGTTCAAAATTGCCTCATTACTGCGTGAGTCTAGAGACAATTTTACCCCATCTTCCATAGCGGTCATGAGTGCAGTAGCCATAGACTTAGCGGCTGCTCCCGAGGATAGCTGTGTGTTCACATCCAACGTCTGAGTGGTTGCCGCACTAATACCGAGCTTCGCAGTCGGAACCTTCGGCGAGAAGCTGTTGAACTCCCCTTGTACTCGGCTTAGCGCCATAGCCGTCTTATCTTGGACATTCGCACTCTCCTTGAGAATCGCGTTACCGAAGTCCCGCATCAACGCCCGGCCGGAGTAGGTGGTGTACCCCCTGCCGGAGAATGGACCTTCTTTTGCAGGGGAGAAGGGGAACAATTTACGGATATTACTCAGTGAATCCTTCACGAAGCCTTTTAGCCCCCTGAAAGCGTCCGCAATACCGTTCCAAAATCCGTTGATTAGAGCCTGGCCGGACTGGAACAGGTCTATGGACTTGAAGATATTAATAATGTTGCTCGGGAAGTTCTTAATGAAGTTAATAACATCATCCACCTTTTGTTTGATGATGTCCTTGAAGCCTTGCCAAGACTCTTTGGTAATACCCAACAGCTGCGGCATGAAGTTATCCATGTTATCAATCAGACCATGAAGCCAACCTCGGATACCCTCGACAATGGTGTTCCAGGTGTTCGATAAGAACTCACTGATGCGGTTCCAAATGGCCTCAACTTCCTTTCGTGCACCTTCAAAGTCTCCCGTCATGAGTTTCATAGCACCGGAAACTAAATGCCCGAATACGTTGAGTGCTGCTCCGATACCGTCAAAGATGATTCCCAGCGTCGTGCCGAGGAACCGAACAGCGTTAGCAATTTGCGGGCCAAAAGCGTTCACGAAGAACTCAACTATTGGCGTAGCTACCTGGATGATGCCGCCAACAATGCTTGCAATGGCCGAAGCTAAGGGCTCTAAATCGCTCATAAGCCCCGTGAAGCCTTCACTGATGGACTTGAAAGCATCCCCGATAGCAGGCGCTAACTGCTCACTGATGAACTTCACCACTGGCTCGAAGAACTCTTGAATCTTCTGGCCGAGGTCGTTTATCTGATTCTTGAAATTCTCCGAGGTGTTGTACAGATAAATGAAGATACCCGCGATAGCAAGGATAGCTGCTACCACCAGAGCCACAGGACCCGCAGCTGCGGCGATAGCACCTCCCACCGCTTCAAGCGTGCCGCCAGCACCGAACGCTGCTATTACTTCACTCACGCCGCCAGCGATAGCACTGATACCAGAGATAGCCCCTCCAATACCTGTAATCAAACCTGCAATCGGGCCGAGGGCGGCCACTAACGCACCAACAGCTGCTACTACCAAGACGAGGGCAGTTGCCAGCTCAGGGTTAGCTTGTGCCCACTGACCGAACTGCTCAACGAGAGGACCGATGTTCTGACCCAGCCACTCGATAGCATTCTTCAAACCTTCGGCAAGAACCGGAACCACTGCATCCAAGGCTTCCTTCAAACCCTTGAAGATAGGCGCAAGTGCATCAAGCGCAGCGCCGAAGACCGGCAAGAAGTGCTCAGCCATGTTACCGATAATCGAGCCGAGCGAACCGAGAATTTCACCGAGCGGTCCGGAGTGCTCCGAGAGCTGAGCCATGCCCTTAGAAATGCCGTCCACTGCATCTCGAATGCCGCCTTGGAACGCAGGGGTAGAAAACGCTTCGGTAATCAGCTTGACCCAAGAGACGATAGTCTCTGAGATTTTGTTCATCACATAAGCGATAGTCTCTGCTGTATCGTGCAACATCTTGCCGACGTACCCGAACGCCGGGCCGAGAGATTTCAGCGCGTCATTCGCACCACGGAACAGAGTAACCATAGTCCACTGAGACTCAACGGACGCAAGGTTATCTCGTACCCGCTCAAGAGCGTTAGCGAAGTCCGTCAGAGACGCACCACCAGCCTCTTGTGCAGCCTTGGCAATATTCACAAGGATGCCTACCGCTGCTTCACCGGCACGCCAGAACTCTTTCAGAGCGAAAATACCCTTGTCAATCGCGCCGGAGATGTCCGCGTTCTTCGTCCATTCATTGAACTTGTTCGCCATGTCGGTGAACCAATCACCGAAGCGAGGAAAGAACTTAGCGCCGATGTCGATGAACCGCAGCAGACCCTCAGTCAAGGGACCCATACCGTTGCTCATGCGACGGATACCCTCAGCGGCGGAGTCGAATATACTTGCGAATCCTCCCTGGTTAGCGAACTCTTGAGCTGCACTTGCAGCCTTGCCGAAGAAGCTACCGGTCGCCTCGGAAATCTCCAACATACCCTTCTCCCACGCCGGGAAGACGGAATCAATGAAGTTCCTCATGGGTTTCTCGAACTGCTCCCAGAACTTGTCCGCACCACGATTATTCAGCTCAGAGAACCGGTCGTTCACATCCTTCATGCGGTCGTTCCACTGCTTGAGCGCGTTCACCGAAGCGAACGCAGCCACACCGATACCAGTGAGAATACCCGGCAAGGCGAACGCACTAGGTGCAATGGAGACGAGAGACGCACCGAGGGAGAAGATGTGGCTCGTCAGAGACAGCACCGAAGCAGAGACTGTCGAAATGACAGACCCCAGCTTGATAATCTTCGTTAGGTTCTTATCAAGGTCCTTCGTGAAGTCCTTGAACTTCTTGGTGAAGTCCCAGGTAGCACGCGCGCCGGAGATAGCCGCCAGCACCGTGAGTACCTTAGCGGCGGCTGCTTTATCAATCTTAGGGCTAATCAGTACATGCCGGGGGCGAGTCAGTGTCGCCAGCTTCATGCGGGCACGCCCGGTATCCGCGTCTGCGTTGATAGTCACATCACGGTCGTCGTCCAGCTCGTCTAGCTTGTGCTCCGCGTGAGCGGTATCCAAGTCTACTTCAACGTGCAGTGGGTGACGGTCACGGAAGAACGAATCATTCTTGAGGTGGTCCACATTGAACGAATCCTTGAAGCGCTCAACGGCGGCTCGGTTCGTGAATTTCTCACGTGCGCGTTCCAACCGTTCTAGGCGCTCTCGCAAAAGATGGACTTTCAAGCTGGCACGCTCGAAAGCACCCGCCCAGCGGTCGATTTCCGAAGAGTTTCCGACAGAGACGGCCTTACTATGCTTATTAGCGAAGCTCTGCTTCAAACGTTCGGCAAGTTTGATGTTGTTCTGCAGCTGCTCGATAGAGTCCTTCGCGTCTGCCTTGAAATCATCGAACAGGTGCAGCTTGCGCTTACGGGTAAACGCGTCCGACATGGACTTGTCGAACAGCTTCATCAGCCGTCCGTTCTCCTCCAACTGTTTACCGACTTTGCGCATCTCGGCCTGCATACGACGCACGCCGTTAGCGTTGCCCATCTCGCGGTACTTCTTCGCCTGTTCGTCCATCAGACGATTAGCCTTGCGGAGGTCTTCGTTCCAACGCTCCATCGTCTTGAGGTTAGAGCGGAAGCCAACAAAAGGACGCGAGAAGTCCACCTTCGTCATTTCCTTGGCGCGATTGTTGAAAACGCCTTGGATTTTGCTCAGGTGCTCAAGTTCACGCCGGGCTTTGTTGAATGCTTCCGATTGCTTCCGTACTTGCCGGGAGACTTCGCTCATACGGCGTACGGCCGCAGCGTCAGGGATAAGACCTGAGGAAGAGACGGGTATCTGAGAGACACGCTTCCACTTCTCTACCTGTCCAAGTAGACGGCGGTTCGCGTCGATAACCTTATCAATGTCTCGTTCCTGCTGCTGTAGAGGACGACGAGTGCTCTGTAGCGACTGCCGCCACTGCTCATTCTGGCCGAGCAGACGACGATTTACGTCAAGAATACGATTGATAGACTTCTCATGCTCACGCAGCGGAGAGCTATCCCCACGCACGATAAGGTCAGAGAGCTTGATAGGGTGCTCTCGAACACGGTCCATCTGAGTTTCAAAGTGGTCGAAGAACTCGTTAGTTACATCGTCCCCGTCAATCTCGAACTGCCCGTCAATAACATGATGGAAACCGTCTACCATCTTATCTGCGAGGTCACGGATACGCTCAGACATCTTGCGAACGCGGCGTTCGCTCCGTTCAGCGTTTCGCTCAATGGCAGAGTTGAACTCTTGGAATCCCTTCGTAGCTTGCCGGAAGGTATCACGACTAAACCCGGCTTTGAGTTCCACGCCGGGGGTAGCAGGTGTTTTCTTGAGTTCGTCAATCAGGCGCTTGTGTTCGCGTTTGAACACGTTATCGTCCAGCTTGACGGGGATTTTCAGCTCAGACTTAGGTAAATTCTTCGCAAGGTCTTCGTGCAGCTCGTGCAAAGTCTTTGCGGTGTTCACCTTTACGTTCGGTATCTCGAAGTGATACTTGAACGCTTCTTTCATCTCGTTGAGCTGCTGCTTTAGGGTGAGCTTCGGCTTCACCTGCGGCTGCACACGCTCTACAGACTCTTTTACCTGCTTCTTGACGCGTGAAGTATCAACATCTGCCTTTATCTTGACCGCTCGTCCACCGCGCGTAGCTTCGGCAAGCTTGGTGCGCACGTGAGCGGTATCCACGTCCGCCTTTATCTTGACGGCACGGTTACCCTTGGTGGCTTCTGCCAGCCGGGTGCGCATCTGGTCTGTGTCTACGTCAGCTTTGACCTTGATTTTTGTATCAAGCTCACGAAGCTGCTGTTTTAGACGTTCAAAGGCAGAGCGGTCTAGCTCAGGTGTTACCCTGATGTGCATTATCCGCTCTGCCTGTTTCTTCGCCTTCTCAAGGACGGGGCGAAGTTTCTGGTTGAAATTCTCCGCATCGGGAAGGACGCGAATGTGTACGCGCCCGGCTTCAAAACTTCCTGCGGCCACTTACTCTAGCCCTTTCTCCTTACTATCGGGCGGCTCGCTTTCGGAAGTTTCTTCACCCCCCGCAAAGAAAGACGCACCATCTTTAATATCGACAACCATAGCCATAGCCATTGCTTGCCGTTCCATTGCAGTTTGAACTTCTTCTTCGGAGAAGTTCGGTTTCATGCGCTGCTTATCATTATACGGGGATGGGTATTCTACAAACTCTGGGGCCTTCGTATTCTTGTCCGAATTAGCCGTGATGTAGAGATTGCGGAACTGAGTAAATTGGTCTATCAGAGTCTTGAGGGCTACCTCTTGCCGGGTGTACCCAAACCACTTATCCTTCGGGTCTGAGTCTTTCTCAGCTTTTTCAAGCTCTTCGGCTGTAGGCTCTGGTAAGGAGTGCCTGTATAGGCTTCGCTCTTCAAAGCCTAGCCGGGACAGAAGGGCTTGCGTGACCCTACTATCCCGGCTAGACCATTCACGCAGCGGGTCGTAGCCGTAGAGGGCTATAAAGTCTGCGCATATGACAGGCTGTGAAGTTAGATATTTAAAGAGCGAATAACGTTTCCCACTTCACCAACATAATCAGAGATGAAGTTTGACTGCTCAGCAATCCCAGCCAAGGTGTCGTGCGCTTCCCACTCTTCACGTTTGTCTTCTGGCACAATAAGCTCAGTGAAGACCTCACGAAGTACACGGGTAGCGGTGAGGTTCAAGCTGGGAGACGCTTCCTGGCCGTCCTCAGAGGAAACTGCTTCCCAAATACTGACCGCCTCAGACATAAGCTGCAATGCTACGGTGCCTTTCAGCTCTTCAAGCGGGGTTACCAAAGCGTACAACTTGCTCTTGCGGGGGTCTTCGGTAGTAGGCTCGTCTCCCTTGCCGGGGGCCTCTTGCGGTACGCCAGTAATATCCTCGGGGGTCATTTCGTCAAGCGAGCGCAGGGGGTCTGCGTTTGCTTCGGCAGGCTGCGCAGGTACGGCTGTGGTTTGCTGTTGTGCGCCCATAATAGAACGGTTGTACTTATCGGCTTCCGGCGCGAACTCAGCGGCAATAGCTGTTGCAAAGCCGTCGGGACCGATAGTAATGCCCTTAGGGATGCTCATTATGTGTTCCTTTCAAAGGTAAAAGAAAAGTGCCTGTGACTCGTAAAAGCCACAGGCACAGTATAGCACGTATGTACTATCCTCCCGCGCGTACCGGGTTGCCTGCCGCCGCAGCATCCTGTTTGGGGATGATGGTCGCCACTGCATCCTTCGCGCCCTGGTTAACCTGCTCTGCAGTAGGTGCAAGAATGGTTGCCTTGACGGGGATAGGTGCAAGAGCACCCTTCGAGGTCTCGCCGCGTCCATCTGCTGCTACCTCTGCGTTAGCGATGTAGTCGAAGACGGTCATCTCAGAGTCGGCACGGATGAACAGTAGCGAGGTCTTCACAGTGCGGCGCTTGTTGCCGGACCACTGAATAATCTCGTCGTTGCTCTCTTCCATAGTGGAAGCGTCGTTACCGCCCTGAGTAAGCTGCAGAACCTTCTTATTGAACGAGTGCAGAACGAAACTAAAGGTGTTGGTAACCGTGCCGAGGATGTTACGTACAGCTGCAACCTCTGCGGTATCCAGCACGGTAGCGTCGCCACCATCAGATGCGAAGGACGGCAGGGTCTCAGCAGAGGTCAAGCCGATAGGTGCCCAACCGGTCGGGTAGGTTTCAGCGTTATCGGGCTTGAACTTCTTTACAGCACCACTCTTAGGCGGAGGTGCAAACGTGCCGGTAGCAGGCGCTAACACGGTCACAAAATCCGGCGCGAGAACTTCGCTCGGGTTATAAGCTACTGGCTTAGCCATTTAGAACTCCTAAATCACGAAGAACCTTTGAGGGGTCTTCTATATCAACGTCCCCAAAAAGAACTTCTTTCGGGGCATATGCAGTCAAGGTAAGGGTGCTGTCTGACTGCTCGCCAGTCACAGCTTTGATAGCTGCTACCTGGAACTCTGCTATGGGTGCTTGTCCCATTTTATAATCTCGAAGCGTAATCCCCAAGATTTGCTTACCCGCGGTCACACACGCCTCTATATACGCATGTACCCGAAGGTTGATACTGTCCGCCGAAACGTTGGCTAGATTGCCGGTACGCGGTGAATACACACGGATTCGTGTATTCATCATCAGCTTCCACAGAGTCTCCTCTGCGTTCACCGGTGTGTATGTAGCCCAGAGAACGTGATGTTGTATCCACCACGCCGGGAGTTTCCCAGCAGGTATGTGTTGCAGCACATGCCCCGGCGCGAACTCGGACAGTAGGGTCTGGTTGAGCACCGATAAGTCTAATATTGAATTTGTCATAATTAGTAACCTCCGTGACGGGTGCCCTGCGAGCCGGAACGGTCAATAGCGGCATTCGCACGCCGGGAGTCCCAGTTCGACTTCTGTGCTGAGGGTTGCGGGCGTGTGAGAGCTGCAAGAGCAACAGCTTTAGCTGCTGCACCTACCAGGAAGAAGTGACCCCTCTGGAAATGGGTAACATCCTGTGTTCGCCCGTCACGGAAGTGCAGCTCGTTCGCTGCGATACCAAGCTCGATGATGTGGGCCGCTGGGTCGTCGTTGTAGACAACGCGGTCCCATACCGGGATGTTGGGGTACTGCTGCGGCCCCTTGTAGAGCGAGCGCTTCACCTTGAAGTGGTCTACGTATGAGTTAGTAGCGCTCTTACGGTATGGTTCAGCGGCGGCCTTTGCGTCGTTCTTGATTGCCTCTGCTGTAATATCCAAAGCGCGAGAGCGGGTAGACACTAAAGAAGCCGCACGCTTCGAATTCGTGCGGTACAGTTCGATTCCGTTAGTTGCCAAAGTCTACCCCCGCGAAGTCCTTCGCGTTACCGCGAGTGATAGACACTTTATCGTGCTGTGTGCGCACACCCATACGGAACACTACTTCGCGCGCGTCAATAGAATAAATCAATGGCGTGCTGGACGTAGGGTTAGGTTTGTTCCCAGGTTGCCGGGTGTACTTCCCTGGTGTGTACACAACGATGGAGTTCACGGGGAACTCGTCCAGGTACTCTTCGGGTAACTGCTTGCGAATCTTATCGAACGTGCCGGGGGGTGTTGTGAGCGCCCCGGTGGTGGAGAGCTTAGAACCGTAGTACTCTTCTCGCACCGAAGAGGTCCGAGAGAGGTTATCAGACGCAATAGGCTGGAAGTTGCAGCGCACCTGGATAGGTTTTTGCATGTACTCCAACGACGGCATACCGTCAGGCTGCATAACCGTGTGAGCCGGGTACAGGTCAATCACGTGCCGGGGTTGGGAGATAAGGCTCACTTGCAGTACCACACATTCTGCGTAGTGGCAGTGAACATCCCGCTCACCCCGAGCTTTGCAGTACCGATAGGGTTCGGTCGGTCTTTACAACCAAGTTTCTCTAGGTCCTTGTCCGTGAACCAAATATCCGGAGACTGCGCGATGCGGTCAATCGTAATCTCGTAGGCAGACTCTTTCTCATGCGTGTATCCGCTGCGGTCATCCTTGATAACACGCATAACAGCCGCCACAACGACGGCACGGATACGTACGGCCATGAGCTTATCTGGTTCCTTCTCGCCGGAGATGATAGCACGAAGGCGCGGACAAACCCCCGCGAGAATTGCTAACGCTTCCTCAATCTTAGACTGGATAAACTTCTCAGTCCTGTCGGTCACGTCGCCGTCTAGCGCGGTGTACACGTCATCAACGGTTACTTCAAAACTCACGGGGGTAAATCCTTACTTCTTAGCTGTGCTGCGTCGTGCGCGGGGCTTCCGTGCCGGGGACTTTTTCTTTTCGTCCTCTGGTTCGTCAGAGGTTTCGTCTTCCGTTGAAGTGTTCCCCTCTGGCACGGATAGCCCTGTCACATGCGGATTGCTGACCTGGGAGAGAACATGGTCGCTAAGCTCACTCCCTTCTGGGAGAAAGTGTAATTCCCCGTCTTCATTGAAAATGTACGTGGGTTGCTTAGTTACCATTTGTTTCGCTCCTTAGTCGTTGTTAGAGAACCTGAGCCTTGAACGCAGCATCAGGTGCGTAGAGTGCGGGCATTGCCACAGAGTCCACAACAACGTCACGCAGAGACGCAACGTTAGGACGCTGGATAATGTTTGCAACGATACCCTGGCCGTCCACACCCTGCCAGCCGAGGTTCACCGCAGTGTTGGTGCGGGAGAACACAGTCTCGCCAAGGATGGGGCTTCCAGCCGGGGGAAGCAGGAACAGGCTATCCTGGTCCAGCACATCTACCGGGCCGGTATGAGTCTGTACCTGGCGGTCGTAAACAGTAATCGCAGGGAGACGCTGACCAGCAAGAATACCATTGACTTCGTCAACAGTAGCAAGACGGGTGTGGTCGCCAACCTTAGTTGCGAACTGCGGGTGGGTCTGGATAGCGAACAGTATCTTCGGCGAAGCGACAATCGCACCGGGGTAGAATCCGTTGAGCTTGCGGTATGCGTCGCGCAGCTTAACAAGCTCTTCCAGAACGTTAGTGGTAGCAACGTTGAACTTGTTAGCAACCACGGGGGTAGCCTCTGCAGAACGGCCCCAATCGTCAGCGGTCACGCCACCGGTCTCAGTCTCAACGAGGAACTGAGCCTTGTTGAGGGTCTGGCCGCGCTGGTACTCAAGACGGTCAGCAATAGCCTGAACGCCAAGCTGGACGTTGTTCTCTACCGCTTCACGAATAACCTCGTTCGACTGAACACGAGCACGCAGCTGGTCCTTCTCGCTCAGAGTGTACTTCTGAGTCAGAGGGATGTTCTCGAAGCGGATAGTACGGGTCGGGGGCAGAGTGCCTCGAGCCGGTTCAGCATCCCATGCACGGTTGTAAGCCATGACAGGGCGGGTCTTCTTGAGGTCGCGGGTATTCAGGTCAATGCCTTCTACCTGACGGTCCGGGAAGAAGATACTCAAAGAGTTCTCGGCTAGAGCCTGGTCTTGTAGCTGCTGGTATGCCTCACGTGCGTATCCGGTCAAGTATTCCGGGGTGAGCAGAATATCCAAATCGTAGCTAGACATTAGTTAGCCGCTCCTTCCATGTAAACAAAGTGTGCAGACGAAGCAGGCTTGGCGAGCGCGTCACCGGATGCCAGCTTAGGCAGACGCTTGAGGATAATAATACCCTTCACAACGACGGCCACCTGCTCTTCGCTGAAAGTGTTGGTGGAATCGTATAGGATGAATCCATCAGGGTCAGCGGCGGCAGGGGTAATCTTGTTCTGCGCAATGGTTACAGGGTAACCAGAGGGAACGCCGTTGTACTTCTTGATAACCTCAGCAAAGTCAGTTGCCTTGAGGGTAAGGGACTGCGCTTCAAAGTTTGCAGTCTCACCAGACAACCAAGCCGGGAGGTTACGGTTAATAACCGTGCTATGCAGGTTAGGCATAGTCGATAACCTTTCTATTTCTTCTGCTTAGCTCGGAATGCCGCAGCACCCGAGGCGAAGCTGTTCTTGGAACTACCCTCCGAAGCGGGCGCACCGGAGAGGGAAGGAATACCGTTCGCGGTCTGAGGCTTCACCGATTCTGCAAGAGTGCTGAGCATGGACTCAAACTTGTCTTTATCGAAATCACCTACGTCGTTGAGGAACGATGCAGCACCCAAGCCGTCGAAAAATCCTTGCAAATTCGACAGCCCACGTCCGCTCAATCCCGCTCGGATTTCGGACTCTGCAATACGCAAAGCACTTTCACGTTTGAAAGTTGCGAACTCTTCTTGTAGGTTTTTCAGCTGTTCACCGTCGTTGGTCTGTTCAGACTCGGTGTTATGCTGCGATTCTTTAGCTCGCTTCTCCCATGTACGTGAATGACTCTTCCACTGCTCAACCTGCTTTGTCAGCTCTTCCACCTGTGCCTGTAGGTCTCCGCTTGCCGGGGTAGAAGTTTCTTCGGCTGCGGGTTGCTGTGCCTCTGGTGTGGTTGAAGTTTCAGACATTGATTCAGTTTCCTTTCGTTCCCCATTTCGGGGGTTGAGTGAGAACCACCGGCGAATGCCTTCGACGCGGTCCTCAGCATCTTCTGTGCCTTTGAGCCGGGCTATCAACTCGTCTTCTGTAGAGTCGTCAAGCAACACAACTTCGTCGGCTTGGATGTACTCCGCAAAACCATTTCGGTCTTTCGGGTCTGGTAGGGTTCGACAAACCCAAACATCTGTTCGAGAACCTTTCAGGTGCAAACTCTCTTCCAGAGCGGCACGAAGCGCAGAATCCCCGTCCAGTAAGTCTAAATCAATAATAGCATCTGTTGGCTTGGCGTTCTCTCGAACGTATGTACTCTTCCCGCTGGCCGGGGGTCCAGTCACTAACCTAATCATGCTGAATGCTTCCTCGCTTGTCGTTCCCAATACGCAATTCGTTCTTCCAGCACCGACAGACGGCGCTTACGCGGCTTAGCTCGGCGTTGCCGCAGCGCGGCGAGTTCATCCTGTGCGCCGATAACCTCCTCGGCGGGGGTCCACACATGCGACGCGCGCTCTGCGTCGTCACCTGAGAGAGCGTACTGCTCGTTCTTCGGGGTGAGACCAGATTTAGATTTCTCGATACGGCGCGCCAGCACCGGACCTTTCTCACCTGAGACGTATTCAGCAATGCGTGTGTTCGAGAGCTTGCTTGCAGTGTTACCGCCAGCAACCTTGTAAATATAATCCAGGTCTTCGCGGTTCAGTTTCAAGCCGGGGTCGGACGTATTCGTCACGGGAAGCGTCTCGCATTTGCAGTTATCGTGCAGTGGGTACAACTGATTCGTACTGTACAGCCTGTCCGCCGCAACAAGACACAGACCGCACGTGCCGGTCTTCGATAGCTCCGGGTGGATAATTCGCCGGTACCCGATAACACCGTTCGGTGAAGCTGCTTCATACACCTGTGCCGCACGCGCGCGGTTAGCCATACGCACGTCCGCGTCTGCCAACTGTCGAACGCGAGATAAGGTCTTGAGCATAGCTTCTTGGTGCGAGTCGCCACTATTACGCGCCGCGCGGTACTCATTCACAGGGCGCTCCCACACATCCTCCGGCAAGACTGAACGACGGGGATACGAGCCGTCCCGTGCCGGGGGTATGTTTCGTGGGAACGGTACGCCCTCTGCTTCCAGCACCTCCGTTAGGAAAGCGTCTGCGTCCGTGCGAACGTCGTCCATCACGTCGAGAACTTTCTCTACGGTATCGTCGATAAGCTCTTGCGCTGCGTCCGAAGTCATAGGGGCAGAACGCCACCGGGAGAAAAGCCACTGCACCAGAATCTCTACCAGAGAGCGGCTGCGCTTTGAATGAGCGTTAGATAGCTCCCCATAGAATCCGCTGGTCGCCATTAGACAGCCCCACCGTTGTTCTGGTTAGCAATGTTGGCCGTGGGGGAGGAGTTGTTCAGTACCTGCCGGTTCTTCGGGTCTGGTTCGGGAGTCTGGTCGGTGGTAGGTTCTTCTTCCTGGTTCTGCTGCTGATATGAAGCTGTCGCGTTGGCTACTACCAAATCGCGTAGAGCTTGGTTACCCTGCACACGCTCAACCTCTGCTACCTCAAGCGCAGAGAATCCTCCGAACTTGCGAAGAGCTACGGTCAGTGGAACACCTGCCGAGGTTGCCAGCTGAACAGCCGACATACGCTCAACGTCCGATGGGCGCTTTGGGTTCACCCAATCAATGTTTATCTTTGTAGCATCTGCACGCTCAGAGTCCCCGCGCGCCGCCATTGCATCAGCAAAGAGGCGGCGCAGCGTTGAGGTTATACGCATCTCAAGAGATTCAATGTCGAAAATCAGCGGCTCATTCTGCATGGACGCGCCCTCAGCCGAAGCCGTAGCAGAGTCGGGAGAGAGGATGTACAACGGAGTCTTGGACTCTGCCGCTAAAATCTTGAGGTTATCCAACACCAGGTTACGTACCGGGTTGAGGTCAGTCTGCGAGGACTCCCAGATATTAACACCGTCTGGAAGTAAAAGCAGCGCATCTGGTGCGGTTTCGAACATGCCGGGGTCGTAAGCTATCTCGTTACCATCTTCGTCATACTTCGGCAGGTTAGACAAGATGGTCTTGCGGTACGCCTGGGTAGCCACCAACACACCGAGCTGCAGAATCGTATGGTTGATTCGCTTCAAGGTCGGCAAGTGGCGAGCGATAATACCCTTCTGGTCGGAGAGTTCGTAGATGGTTACGGTCTCACCCTTGACGTGCACGGGTTCTTCCCACTCCCACTTGCCGAGGTGCGGCGAGAACTCCGACATATCTGGGCACAACCACTCGCCTGTGTTTTGCAGTGGTAGGAACAGCTCGGCCTTAGCAATGCGGTAGTACCCTGGCCGGGCGAAGAGCATAACCTTATGCTTTCGGTCAGGGGATACGTACATAGCTAAGGCGGCAGTAGTATTACCTGCTGCGTCTTGGTCGCAGTACGTGTGTGTTGGGGGTAGGTGCATCAACCCATCTTCGGTAAGAGCTAGATACCCCTTGCCTGAGATAAGGGCGTCACGCAGCGCTTCCGTCAGCTTGAGACGGAAGTCGGACTCTTGCATGAAGGATTCAATCTCGTCATCCCCGTCAGCGGAAGAATCAGCGGCGGACTGCACACTGTGAATACTGATACGAGGAAGACGAGAATCAACAAGCAACGACGCAGCGTTAATGCGTGAGAGACGCTGCAAGTTCTCCCACGCGCGCTGAACGCTGGCTGAGGTGCCTGCGTTGTCCGTCGTAGGGACAGGGGCGCAACCCTTGTACCACTTATCCATCGTTACGACATGGTCGTGCCGTTGGCGAAGCTGAGAGTACAGGTAGTTCACGTACTCCATATCTGTTTCAAAATCTTGTATATCCACGTATTACCTCAATCGCATGGGGGCCGCCGATGGGCGTGCCGGGGTTATCCTGTATCCCTTCGCACTGACCCGCAACTTCGATTGATACGCCAGCATCAAGGCGTATGCCGCGTCAATCTTGCGTGCCGAGGATGGGGACTCTTTATACATAATCTTACCGGCTCGTGTCTCCCGGTACTGAGCGTTTGTCAAATGACGCACCAGAACATTCGGGCCAGTGAGCATAACTTCTTTCTCGTAGAGAGCGATACGCAGCGCCTTCGTAGCCTCTGCCACCTTGTTCAGCTGGTTACCACGCCAGAGCATAGTACCGAAGCCCGCGCTGTTCGCACGCCGGGAACCATTTCGCTTTTTCTGTATCAGAGACTCCCACTCTGCCGCGAGCGCTTCCCACCCGGCGGGGTCGAACAGGCCATCAACCACGTTGAAGTCTTGGATGAAACGCCGCATGGTGTCGTCAATCTCCGCGCGCGGGGGTTCCCAGTCACGGCCCTGGGCGTTGTCCGGCTGCTCCCAGACACGTACAGCCCATGACAGACCGTCCGAGACACGCATAGCCACGATAGCGGTAGCGTCTGTCACGCCGCGAGAACGGCCCCATGAACCGTCGAAGCCCACCACAACAGGGTTGTGCCGGGTCACCGCGTCTATTCCTTCGGCTTCCAGGTTCTCAACTGTTGCAGCCGTAAGTACTTCATAAGGCACGAAAGCGTCTGCAGAGGCATGAGGCTTGTTACCAAAGTACCGAGCTGCGTCAGATAGCGTTGTGGCAGGGTCGAACACGTCATCAAGCACACCGTTGATGTTCACCCACCCACCGGGATAGGGCGAACCGTTCACACCGCACGGTGGGGTGTGAATCTTGCAGCCGGTGGGGGACTTGAGTGAATCCCCGTAGGCGTACTCAAGACCTGCAACGATACTAGAAGGGTCATTCAAGTCAGGGTCACCCCAGTCACGGGAGTCATAGAGGATATTATCGCGGTACGTCTCACCTGCACGGCCCTTCTGCCATGCTTCCCAGGTCGTTTCAGCGAAAGACCCCTCGCCGGGGACGAAAGCGTTTGGTGCTTCCAGCAGGGTACCGTCCACCTTCGAGAGGTTACGCTTCGCCACAGCACCGAGCCGGTCTCCACCGTTTGAGGGTACCCATGTCTCGGTCTGGTCGGCAATGGTGAACAGCTGCGGTTTACCTTCCAGCGAGCGTGCCGAGGATGTACGCGGCATAATCAAGCCGTTGTACGGCAAGAGAATACGGGTTTCGAGCACTTCCACGCCGGGGTAGGCGTAGAGCAGGTTGTCCCCGTTCATCATCTCTTTCATTGGCTCGAAGGCGTTACGGGTCTGCTCTTCCGAGACGGCCAACAAGGTAATCTCAACCTTGCGTTCGACGTTCCATGGCTGCCCTACAGGTTGTCCTTCTGCATCCCACCCCGCGAATCGGCACGGGCCAAGGGCTTCAAACGCTGCAATGGCGGCGAGGAACGGGCTGTTATGGGTAACCCAATGCGCCGTTCCCGTGAGGTATTGCCCATCCTCAGCGGCTACAGTTATGCACCGCATGAGTACCGGATTTTCTGTCCGCGTAATCTTGGTGATAACACGTGGCTGAAGGTTCTTCCTGACGGGTTTTATCCGAATGAGTTTTCGCTGCAATCGAACCGGGGGTGTGTCTAGCCGAGGACGGAACCGAACACGATATTTAGGTGATACGACACGCCCGTACAGCTTAGCTTCGCCCACACTCATACGTGGACGATAGCCCAACGAGAACAGCAACTCTGATATACCGATAGCCAACGATTCATTGGTAGTACAGTACTCAGCGCGCACCCCATTAGCTTCTATGTGACCGTCTGAATCCATCAAACCTTGCACCAACGCGAGCCGGGATTCTGCGGAAGAATATAGATACTCTTCGGGTATGTGTTTATCCCCTAGCAAACCAAACTGCCGCAATTTGGATTTCAGGTTGGGTATTGTAATTCGTACAGCGGTTTTTCGGTCGTTCCACTGCCGTGCAGTGTTACCCAAAGGAAGGTAGTTTTCGACTTCCTGAAAATCCTCAGCATTGATGGTTACTCGGCCACAGTCGGAATCTCCGTCACCAAGCCAAAAACCTAGAACATAAGGGTCTATGGTAAGGCCTTCATCTTCACCGTAGAGGCACGGCGGCTCTTGTAAAGAGAACCGCGACACGCCGGGGTTGGTTGCTTTAGTTCGGCCTTTTGTCAGAGCGCGGTCAAACATAACCCCTTTGGTCTTCATATCCCCTACAGACAGTTCAGTTTCATAGCGCCCCCGCCCAGTAAACTCACCAACAACGAAGGTGTGGTTCTCGTGGAACGTACCAAAAGACCCATCAGATGCTTTGATGGTGTACCCGTAGTCGAGAATGGCAGGGTGCACCTGAATAACCTTCGTCGGTTTTCCGTCCGCACCATAGACGTAATCGCCAACCTTCAAGTCTCCGAAACGGCGGTAACCGTTTGGAGTGGGAACGAGGTTGCCCAGGTATTCTGCTTTACCCCAGCCTTTTGAACGCTGGATAACACCACGCCTGTAGACGCGCTCACCTGTGATGGGGTCGAGACGGTACCACTTGAGCAGGAACTCTGCCTGTTCACGGGTAGGCTCAAAAGGCGCATGGTATGTCACCGTAGGACGGGAGAGGTATGTTGTCATCCAGTCCAGAGCTAGGTAACCCAGTGTAGGGAAGTCGCCTTTACGGCGTGGCTTGAAGCCTGCGCGGGTCGGAGCAGCCGCAAACGTATCGAACATGTTTACTCTTCTATCTGCAGGTCGTCATAGCGCTTAGAACGTTTCAGCTCGCGTGCCGGGGCTTTGTTCCCTTGTCGTTCGAGGCGTTGCTGAATCTCCGCGCCGGTCAGGAACTCTAGCTTAGCTGCGGTAACGGACTTAGGCGAGATAACGAACTCTTTCGCGTTTGAGGTCAAAACCTCAGAGGCGCGCAGGACGGACACGTTCGATTCTTTCTTCTTCACCAATTCGTCGAAAGGCATAACGAGAGTAACCAGAACATGCATCCACTGCGCCTCAGTGTAGTTCTGCATCGTCGGATGCTTGCCGAGGTCGTTCCAGTAATCCACGGTGAGCTGGTGCCAATCGAAATGGTCTGGAAGCTCAGGTTGTTCTGCAGGTGTGTATTCTAGGGCGGTTGTCTGAACAACTTCGTACTGGCCGCGCTGACTGCGTGAGGATTTATTGTTTCCTTTGCCGGGCATTCTCTGCTGTCTCCTTTAGTTCTTGGTCCCATAACTGCAGCTCACGTTCGTAATTCTTCTTCCGCATGAGCTGCATCGGCGATAGAGCGTCTAAGCTCTCGTACTCTCGAAGCACTCGCCGGATATGTCCGCGCCTCACTTGCATTGCGCGGCGGCAGGTCGGGCTACAGTACCGGCGGTCATTTCCTTTTGCGCTATACTGTCGAACAGGTTTACGACAGCGGTAGCACGTGCGATAACCATTCGGTAAGTCTTTTCGATATTGCATAGGTTTTCTCACGTAGGTGCGAATTTGTTAAGCACCATATGATGCTTAAGTTGTCTGGCGTTTCCCAGTATACCGTAGGTGTTTTCGGTTAGATACGACGGCGCGTCTAGCCGGGGGTTGAGCCTCTTCATCGGAGAAGGGGTGAGAGTGTTCTATATCATGTGTATGATGTGTGTCACGTATAATAATGTATATCTATGAGCGCAGCTGCGTTCGAAGTCTTGTTCGAAGTGCGTACTTTTCCAATGGTTCAGAACCCGAGCGACA